GGCCGGCCGACACCGGCCCGCCCAAGGCCCGTTTCCCCGCCACCCAGCTGGCGGCGTCCCCCACAGCCCCCAGGCCGCTCCCGACCACGCTCTTGATCTTCGAGATCGCGGAGATCAGTCCGGCCACCCGGCCCGTAATCCCATCCATGAAGTTCACGATCTGGCCGAGCACGCTGGCGATCGCGCCGAGCGAACTGGCGGCGGCAGCGGCGGGCGCCTTGATCACGTCACGGAACTTCCCGAACAGCGCGCCCGACTTGTCAGCCAACCAGCGGACCGCCTCGATCACCTTCTGGATCGCGCCGGTCACCTTGTCGATCGCCGTCACGGCCGTCCCCAGCACCGCCGGCAACACCGACTGAAACATCGGCTTCAGGACGGGCAGCACAACCTTGTCGGCCAGGAACAGCATCACCTGGGACACCGCGGACACCGCCGTCTTGATCCGGCCGAGGATCCGCTCCACCTCGGTGCCGTGCTGATCCATGAACCGGCGAACCCCGGAGATCATCGCCTGCGCGATCTCCCGGCCGGTGTTGAACATCGGCACCCACACGGACCGAATGAAACTGGAGATCCCGTCCAGCACCTTGCGGATCGTGCCGCCGTGCGTGGAGAAGAACGCCTCGATCTTCGGCATCTGGTTCGACGCCCACAACAGCACCTGATTGAACGCTGGCAGCAGCTTCGCCCCGATCGTCTCCTGCACGTTCTCCATCGCGACTTTCACCCTGTCCTGCGCGCCGGCGGTGGTGCGCCCGTACGCCTCGGCCTGCCCGGCGAACGCTGTTTGCGCCGCGGCTAGCGCCTGCTGCACGGTCGCGCCCTTCTCGATCTCCACCCCGTACCGCTTCAGGATCCCGACGTTCCCGTCGATCGCTTTGCCGACCACGTCGGCGGCCGCCCCGACATCCATCTGCTTCGCCCGGGCCATGTCCGCCACAAGCGCCATCTGCTCCTGCGCCTTCTTCACGTCCCCCGTTGACCTGACCAGCCGGGTGAACGCCGACACCAGAGCCTCGTCGTCGATGCCGGACATGCGTGACAGCGACCCGACCGTCTTGTCGATCGCGTCCCGGTTCTGATCCATCGACAGGCCGGACGCGCGCATCTGCGCCGCCAGCGAAGCCTGCACCCGTTCCGCCTCCATCGCGGAATCAACAGACCGTTTCAGCCCTACCGCGAGCGCGCCCACCCCGGCCACCGCGGCACCACCAGCAAGGATGCCGAGCTTCCCGACCGCCCCACCGAACCTCGAGGTGGACCGCTCCGCGTCCTTGTACGCCCTGGACAAGCCACGGGCGTCACCCGTGATGATGACTTTCAGGTCAGCCGAAGCCACCCGCTACCCCTTCCCTCTCGCGGCCCTGCGTTTCGCCTGCTTCTCCAGGTCGGCCTGCCAGTCCGCCACCGCTGTCAGCTCCGACGGCGAGAACATGTCCATGTGCCACGGCATCAGCCCGAGCTCCATCAGAGGGGGCGCCCACAGCCGGCGCGGGTCATGGTCGAACGTCACAGGGTTGTGCCTGCCATGACGGGATCGGGTTCCGCGTCGGCCACGGGCTCCGTCTCGGTAGGAGGGTCGCCGGCCTGCTCCTCCTCGGCTGTGCGGCCGATCTCCTCGAGCATCCCGGCGAGCGACCCGGACATCTCGTCCAGCCTCGCCACGATCATCTGCGGGGTCGCTTCCTTCCATGCGCGCATCACGCTGACCACCACCATCGCGGTCAGCGCGTCCGGGTCCGCGTCCACGACGCCCCGTTCGATCGCGGCGACCGACATGCCGCCGGACGTGCGCTTCGCGACCTTCGCCTCCTGGAACGTCCACTCCCCCGTCGGCACCAGGTCGTACTGCACCTGGTCGAATGTGAACCGTGCCACCGATCTGCCCTCCTAGAAGTTGCTTTCCGTCGCCCGGCCGATCGCCCTGTCCACCATGTCGACGACCTCGTCCCGCTTCGCGTCTCTGGCCGGCACCAGCGCGTCCGACATCACCTTCTCGCCCCAGTCCGGCCGCTTCCCGGTGACGCGACGGCGCGTCTGCTCGGCGTACACGGTGAGGCCGCTGCGGACCCTGGGCCGGATCCCCATCGCCGACCGGGTGTTGTAACGGGACAGCCTGCCGCGCGCGTCCATCGCGACGACCTTCCCGGCCTCCCGCAACTCCTTCCGCAACGCCTTCAACGTGTCACGGTCGGTCTCGCGCAGCCCACGCTCCAACGAGCGCAAGCCTTCCACCCGGATCGTCTCGGACGCCACGGATTACGAGGTTGCCCTGGTCAGCACCCCGGACACCAGGAACGTCGCCTCTGCCTCCCCGACGTCCCCGACCTCACCGCTGATCGGCGTGTACTCGGTCAGCAGGATGCTGCCGGTCCACTTCGGGTTCGACGTGGACACCGCGCTGGATGTGGGCCGGATCTCGAGCGCCACGGTGGTGCCGCCCGTGTATATCGGCCACAGGGTGGCGTCGACGAGCGACACCCCGTAGTTCTGCCGCCACGTGACGGACAGCTGCTCGTCGCGCAGCCCGCCCTCCCGGGTGCGGCCGGTGGCGCCCATCGCGGTGTTCTCGACACCGTCGAGGGACGCGGACAGCTCCACCTGCGCGCAGTACGCGGACAGGTTCACCGAGTTGATGACGAGGTATGCGTCTCTGAGAACCATCAGTCAGCCTTTCCGCCGGACGTGGCCGGCTTCTTCTTGGGGGTGGTGGTGCGTTCGATGTGGCCGGCCTCGATGAGCGCCCGCTCGGCGTTCACGGTGAGCGCCGCCTCGAACGTGCCGCCGGGGTCGGTGTCATGGACGGGGAGCGGCCCCACGACCTGGTAGTTGCGCGGCACGATCCGCAGACGTCCGGCCGTGAGATGCGCGGCCTCCTGGTCGGCGGTCAGGTCGGCCTCCACCGTGTCGCCGGGGGCATGGTCGAGCACCGGGCGCGGCCCGGTCACGAGATACAGGTTCATGCGGTCTCCTCTAGGGTCTTTGCAGCCGGAACGCGCCGACCGTCACCGACGTGACACCCGAGTAGGTGATGTCTGCGAGCCCATCGGTGGGGTCGGCGAACAGGGTGTGCGGGAACGGCCCGATCATCCGGTCTTGGCCGTTGGTGACCGATACGACGACGTCGGGCACGTCCATGTTCGGCAGGATGGTGCCCTGCCCGGCGATCGTGACGGTGATCGAGCCGCCGCCGCCGTTGTTGATGTGGAGGAACACGTCGTCGCCGGGGGTGAAGCTGTCGCCGCCGCCGGCTGCGGCGGTGAGGGACGGGTCGACCCCGGCCCGGGTGATCGTCTGGGTTGTCAGCGTGGCCAACCTCGCTCCTTCCTGTGGGTTAGGTTCCTGCCGCCTCGACCATCACGGTGAACTCGCACCCGTAGGTGGCGGCCCGCCCGTCGAACACGTATTCCTGGTAGTCCTGCATCGACTGCACCCTGATGCCGCGCGCGAGACTGTTGAGCGTCTGGTCGGCCTCGAGCAGCGCCTTCACGGATCGGTCGCCGGCCGGGTCGCACAGCTCGTCCAGCCATTCCTGGCCGGCCCGGTCGAGGTTCTGCGCCAGCGCCCGGATGATGAACGTCCAGTCGTCGTCGCCGCGCGCCATCGTCTTGTCGTAGGCGGCCTCGCGGGGGAACACGAACACGGCGGGCAGCACGTAGGTGTCCACGTAGGCGGTGACGTGCGCGTCTGTGATCGCAGGGGACAGCTTGCCGGCCAACGCCAGCCTCAGTTGCTTCACGGTGGGCATCTACGCGATCCTGTGCCTCACGAACGGTGCGGTCAGCATCCCGACCTGCGGGTCGGTGCGGGCGATCCGGACGGCGGCCCCGTCGATCCCTCCGGTCTGGATCCCGAACGGCGCGTCACGCTCACGGCGCGACAGGATGTGCGCCAGGATCGACGTGGCCTGAATGATCTCCGCTGGCACCTCCGGCCACCCGAACCGGCCGGTTACCTTCACCGAGCGAGGGTAGCCGGGGAAGCTCTTCCCGCCCGCCGGGTGTGTTTCCAGCCGTGTGAACGGCCAGCCGTCCGTGGCGGCGTTCAAGGGTTCCGCCAGGTACTCGGTGTTGGCGGTCCAGGTCTCCTCGAACGTGCCGTCCCCGTCCTGGTCGACTTGCAGGCTTGTGATCGTCTCCACGTCGTCGACCACCACGAGCGAGGTTGAGCTGGGCGTGTAGTAGCGAACCTGGTTGGCGTCCGTGTCCCGCCAGAAGCGGCGTTCGCACACCCGGTCGATCCCACGGGACGCGGCGAGCAACGCGCGGCGGAATGTCGGGTCGGCGTAGGTTCCGGTCTGCGACAACGCCTGTCGCATCTCCTCGAGCTCGAGGTAGCAGTGCTCGAGCGGCGACTGGGCCCGCACCTCCACCAGGAACTCGCCCTGCGACAGCGTCTGCCCGGACGTCGCGACATGCCACGACCCAACGTAGAAGCCCGCCGTGTCGAGATCCGACGCGCCCCACGAATACCGGACGATCCCGGACGCCGCTGTCACGATCGTGCCCGCCGCGTTCACCTTGAACGTGGACGCGTCGAGCGCCCGCAGCTTGAACGTGACCCCCGAAGCGCCGGTCAGGTCGGCCGGCTCCCCGTCGACGAGGATCGTGTCGGTCAGGTCGGGGTCGCGGTCACCGACGTAGAAGACGAGGTGGTCGTTCACGGGTACACCTTCCGGGGGCCGGTCTGCACGTAGGTGGGGGTGAGCCCGGCTTGCGGGTTCGACTGGACGACGAGCTCTTCGCTGGCGTTGTGGCCGACGGCGCCGGTGCCGCCGTCGTCGTCGTAGAACAGCGTGTAGGTGCCGGTGACGGCCGGGGCGGTGTTCCCTGCGCGTTCGTAGCGGCCGCTGCCGGCGGGGTACTCGGTGAACCCCGTAACCCGCGCCACAGTCGTGGCCCCGGCGTTGTCGAGGACGCGCATGCCGATGGTGGCGCCGGTTGCGCCCCAGTCAACAACAGCCTCATAGGAGGAGGACGGAGCAACATTCATCGTGCGAGCACCACGTCAGGATCAGCGAACCATTGCACCATGTGACGCACCGAACCCCTCCACACTGTTCCGTTAGACACAGACTCGGTGAAGCTGCCAGCGACCCGGGACACGTACTGCTTCACCAACGAATAGTTGCGGTCTTGCACCATCCAGTAGTCCGGCGACGATTTCGTCCAGCCCGCCACGTTCGCCCGGTCACGAGACAACAGCAGCGCAGCCCAATGCCCGGACGGCTGCCACACATACCCCGCCTCCGACCGTTTCTTGATCAGGAACGACCCGTCGTGCGCGGTCAGCGAATAGTCGCTGGTCACGTCGTCGTTAGCGACGGACGCCTTCGTGAACGTGAGGGACGACAACGGTTGCATCGCCGGATAGCTGGAACGGACGGTGGCGGACGCCAGCCAGGTTGCCTTCCAAGACACGTCCAGGCCGGACGGCGACATGCGGTACACCGTCGTAACGTCAGCAAGGTTGCTGGAGCCGCTGCCATAGTCCGGGTGCCGCAAATGCGACACGCGCACCACGTCAACGGTGGTGCCAGAAATCTCGTCGCCGGCAGACATTGACCGCGACTGCCCGTCCACATACACGGTCAGCGAGTCCTGCGTTTCGTAGCCGTGAATGTTGCCGAGGAACGTGTACGACCCGGACGACGGAACCGTCTCGTGGGCGAACTCGAACGCTGATCCGCAATCGTACGGTGGCGTCAGATACTCCAACGGCAACAGATCAGCGCCAACGGTGTCCACGGTGGTAGAGACGGTGGCGTACGAGAACCCCGACATGTAAAGCCGGTCGTCGGACGCGCTGGTGTTCCTGTAACCGGTGTTCGTGAGACGCACCGTGTGAGAGCCGGCCGTCAGGCCGTCCACGATGCCCGTCACGGTGTCGAACCGCACATTGTTGTTCGTTGACCGGTACTGGTCAAGCACCCGGTCGGTCGGAGACAACGACCCGCCGTTCGCGACAAGCGCCGAACTGGCAAGCACACCCTGGTTGACAAGATCCTGTGCGGTCGGCAACAGGTTCGCGAGGGTCGCGTCACCGTTCACGGTGACCTTGCAAATGCCGGCGTTAGACGTGTGAACCGCGCGCAACCCGACCCGCACCGTGTTAGAAGGCGTCGCGTACTCCACATAGTCGCCGGTCGTGGACGTGTGCCGGTACGCGTCGTTGTAGGCGTTCGCGTTCGACGTTGAAGACGACCACGACCCGGAACGGGTGATGCTGCCGTCACCGTCCGCAACAGACACCATCGGACACGCCCCGTACATGCACGCGATCTGATGCAACGCGTAACTGCCCGGCGTGCTCGTCACCTGGTGCAGATCAACGCCCCACCAGTACGAGTCGTTCAACGCAACGAACAGCCGGTACAGTTCGGTCGCTTCGCAACGCACGACCACCGACCCTTTCGGCGGCGCGAAGACCGCAGCCAACCACTGCTTCCGTGCGGCGGTCGTCGCGGACGTGTCGATAGGCCCGCGAAAGTTGACTGCCGTCATTACCCTAGTTGCCCGCGAGCCACAGGCCGTGCGACGTGGCGGCGGCGGTAAGAGTGCAGGTCGCGTCCAGATCCGTCTGCCCGGACTCACCAGCAACCAGGGCGACACCGGAACCGAACGCGGTGAACGTCAGTGCGGCACTCCGCGGAATCGTCGGGCCGGTGCCGGTGTGGGTGCAAAGCATCACCGCGTAATACGCGCCCGACACAGGCACCGTGTACGCGGCCGACAAAGCAGAGGTCTTCACACCCAACCCGG